CGAATAGTAACGGTCGTCGGCCTGCGCAATCAATATGTCCAAATCATCGCTTCTCATTAGCATTATTTCTATATCCTCTGTACAAAGTAAATGCCCGAACTTGGATACCGCCCGGACACAAAAAAGGCGGTGAAACTTTGGAATCACCGCCTCTAAGAAAAAGTGTATTTATTAAATCATTTTTAAGGAAAAAGCATATTTGAAATCAATGAAAGAATGAGTGTCATTGTTTTCAATCCATGCAATTTCATCATGGCTTTTTTTTGAAATAGAAGCCGGCGTATCATTCTTAAATACATCATAAACTTTTTCAAGCACAGCCAACTGTTCATTTGTAAGACTTGAAATGTCGCATGAGATTTCAGATACAAGTTTGTTGCCTATGTTACCGTTCTTGTTTTCTACCTCTATCTGATAAACATCATCAATGAGACTATATACCCTATCCCATCTGTCAGGAACTGGACCATGCTGTATAGCTCTAAAAGAAAGCCCAGTTATTGCTTGCCCGTTCTCTCTGTAAGATAGAAAATCCGTATAAAATAATAGCTTGTTCATTTGAGTAACAAACACTCCTTTGAATTTTTCTATGAAAAACAATATTACATTCTTCAATTTATTCACAGATAACATGGCATATCCATTATACCTGCTTCTTCCGTGACCGCCATATATAAGGTTGCACATAAACCCATATATGCAAGATTGTTCTTCATATTCTTCCAGACGTTTTTTTATCTTTAAATACTCATCGTTCTGCAACACGCTCCTTGCTGCATCAACAAATGTTTCAAATGTCCGAGCGGATTGAATAGCTTTTAATACACGACCATTAGCTATATTAGGTATTTCTCCGTTTTCATACAACCGATATTGGTTGTCTCCAAAACCTAAAATTTTAGACATCTTGGAAGCCGACAGACCATAACGTTTACGTATATCCTTTATTTCATCAGGATATGGAATCCCATATTCAGAACGATAGCTGTTATATATCTGTGCAGTATTAAACATATCCATCTGCGTGGTAGTAAAAGTCTCCTTTGTATCCACGCATTGATAGCACAAATATGTATATTCATATTCTTCTTTACGAAAAACGGCTTTACGTGTTTCTGTAAGAAGAACGGTTTCACCTCCCGTAAATGGACTTTTCATAACTTATTTGAATTTATATTTAATACGATGTTCTGCTATGTGAAAAGAAATACAAACTGTACTTGAGTTGCTTGCACCCATTGATATTTTTATATATACATCCCTGCCGTTTACTTCTTTCCCGAACACCCACATATCGCCTCTTTTGTGCAAGGTATCCTCAATGGGCCCTTCTACATAATCATTAGAATCAAGATTCATTATCACATCCTCTCTATATTTGGGGGTTATTTCCAGTTCTAAAAGAGTTTGCATATTTTTACCTCTGTCATCACGGAAAACAATTCCAAAGACTTTCACTTTTTGGATAAATCGAGATAAGAACGACTCTACTTCTTCCTTTGTAACCATAAACAAACAATATTTGTTCGCAAATATATTTGTTTTATTGCATATTCACAAGAAAAGAAACAATTATCCAACGATAAAGTTGAACTTAGCGGTAATTCCAACAAGTCAAAGAGCGCTTATGCAAATCATACAATCAACTGTTTGCATACCGGGTGCATGGCCTGCGCTATGTCACCGTTAATGTAACACACTTCTTCGCCCGTAAGGTCAAGCCCGTTTGCCAGAGCGATGTGCACGGACAGATGATGAAGTTCATGCACAATCAGATTGAAATACTGTTCCGGACAGGTGGACTTTGCGAAAACGGTCACGGTCTCCCTAAGCGCGTAGTTGCTGAAGGTAAGACCGTTGTTCATCTGACCGCCGGTGAGATTCTTGTAAGCCTTGCGCAAATCCTCCCTATTACAATGAATGGAATACAAGGTATCAATGATTTCCTTCACATGATACCTTGTCAAAGGGTAGAATGCCGTGATATTCCACGGCTTCCCTTTTACCATTATGCTTACACGCTGGCGAATCATGTCAGATTAGTTCTTCCCACGGAATCGGTATACCCTTGTCCTCCATCTTAGTCATCCAGCAACGGAAAATGCTCTCAGGTACACCATCCACATCGTCAATCTCGTCCTTCACTGCCTTGCATAGGTGCTGCTCGTCCTCCACGCTCGACTTCCAGCGGTCTGCGTACACCATGTTCATCACGTAGACGAAGTTATAGCCCACATTGTTTTCAAGGACTATCCCGTGTTTGGTCATCATTTCCTCTGCCTTGTCCTTGGTAAAAGGCTCTATCTTCTCCTTTTTCCCCGTAGCCGGGTTCTTGCGGCACATTTGACTGACGGCGTACTCGCACGCCCTCTTCGAAAACGAATACCCGAAATTCCGCAAATAGGCACGCATCTCCTGCGGAATATAATTATAACTACTCAATGCCGGTCTGCACATAACATTATACGTTAATGGCAGGGACGGCTTGCCGCCACCCCTGCAAATTCAACAATCACATGAAACGGGGGTCGTACCAGTTGTTACGCTCTCCCATGTCTCCACCCCACTGTCCACCGTCTTCACGGTTTCCATAGCCCTGACTGCCTCTATTGCCATAACCTTGGCCGACGCCACGGCGTTGTCCCATGTTCTGCCCCATCTTGTTGAGCAACTTGTGACCCTTGCGGAGAAATTCTTCAAACTCCTCTGCAAAATATTTCATCTCTTCATTCATAACTTTAATTATTAATAGGTTAAACAATCAGATAATTCTTGAAATCAAGAATATCCTCTGTGGTAAACTTTACACTGCCCATATCACCGACAAGCATGTCTACCAGAAAATTACGCGGGAAACTTATCACGAATTCACCGTCTCCGGCAACAATGTCCAGTGAGCCAAAACTGTATCCTTTCTTGGGCATCTCCTTGAACATGTCCGCTAAAGTGTCAATCATGACATCGCTGTCTATAGTACCTTCTTCATCCGCGACAAACAGGAAAATACCGTCTATCCACTTGTTCAGATTGGCGTCATGCCTTGACAGCAGGTTATTCAACCCGTTTTTCAGGAACGCTTTTGTCTTTACCCTTTTCGGAACCATCTCTTCTATCTTGGCATTTCCCCAATCTTGAAATGCATTTTTGATGGAACCCTTGAATTTGTTCAAATCTTCAATGGTCATTTTTTCTTGTTTTTTTCACGTTTCATTTTCTGGTATTCGGAATACGTCATATCGGAATACCTTTCCTTATATTCCTGAAAATCGCTAATCTCCTTGTCCACCTCCGAAGCTGCGGACTTACGGAGCCTCTTTACCAAGGTAAGGTGCTTTTCAAGAGCATCCTTTCCCTCTTGGGAACCCTCTACGACCGGCCGCATCATCTGCATGTACTTGGACTGGAGGATAGACATCACCACATTCTGGCTTTCAATGAATTCTTCATTGCTTGTCACAATCTCGAATTCCTTGTCGGTCATGTTGGATATGATTCCTTCTATTTCATCCCATACCGGAGTACGGCTCTGGTTTGAATCGATAGATTGGGACATCTGTTCCTTGGCCTGCAGCATCATGCGCTTCTTGTTTTCCAATGCTTGCTGCAAACGTTCGATTTCTTGATATTGGGCATCATAGCTGGTTGAGCCCAATAACGGGTCTGAATTAAAGAAAAAGTTGTTTCCTTGCATATTCCAGTTTTTACTTGTTGGATTTTCTACGTCTTGTGTTTTTTACCCGGACTACGGATTTAGGCTGCGCCTCCACCGCCTGCGGCCGTGTTGTTGCGAAAGCAACAGTAGCTGCCATATCCGGTAATGGTAGGCTCGTTCGGAATTACCACTACACCTTCCACCATCTTACAAGTCTTTCTGTCCGTGTAATTGATTCCGGCAGTGAAAGCCTTCTCAATTTCGCACTGAATCAACTTGTCCTGATACGGACGGATGGCATTGGCTATTGCAACCTGGGCCTTCAATTCACACAATTCCTTGCGCGTTTCGTCATCCTTATCACGGGTGTATTTGTACAGCCCGAAGATTTCAGAGTTAAGACGGTTGTTCACTGCATCGATGTTGTCCCGGTTGTTCTTGTACAGACCGAAATCCGCATCGGTCATGGCCTTGTACAGACCGAATTTCTCTGCAACGTCCACCTCGCGTGCAGCAGTAGCAGCCTGCATGGTACCTACTTTCAGCCCCCACATCTCGTTGGTCAGTGCTAAAACATCGCCACATTCTTTTTCAAATGCTTGGAAGGAAGTAGGAGCAACACATCCAGTACCGCCAGTACCATAAGCATTGATGTTTACATTTGCAGGAGAACCTGCACCACCGGATGCACCGCCTCCCAAAATGGAACCGATACCGTTTCCACGGCCCCATAAGGCGGCTGCGCCAAGTACAGTACCAATAATACCCAGTGTAAGCCCTGCGTTAGCACGCTCTCTTGTACCACGGTTTCGGTCGCCCGAACCCTCCTCGTACACTTTCTTTTCAATTATTTCCATAATAGAATAGTTTAGTCAATTACGGTCAATATCAACCGCAATACAAAAGTATATACTTAATACCGGTATGTAAATCAGTTGTTTCCCAACGATTTCCTAATGTTTTCCCAATATATTCTCAACATTTTCCCACCTTCCATGCGCTCACGGAAATTGGAAATCATGTAGTTCACCGCACGTTTGGTCTTGTGGATATGAACTGCTATCTGTGAAGGGTACATGCCCCTATCGGCAAGGAGGGATACAAGGAGATAACGGGCATCCACAGTCTCCGTATCTTTATCCGAGGATAGTATTCGATTGACTGGAATTTCCGTCTCCTGCGAGACGAGATTAAGTGTTTCGGCAAAGATTTCTGATTTGCACATAGCTTTTTCTAATTTTTATGCTTATCTTTGCCCTGCCACATAAAACTTGATATATACATGAACAAAGCACAAGATACCGTGTTGAAGATATTAAGCCTCCAACGTACGGTGTCTTATGCTTTTCAAATTTTTATGTGGCAATAATTATTTGAGCGTTGGGGGCTTTCTTTTTACTCTAAGCCCCGAAAAGAGCGCATTTTACGATAAGTTTTCCTATGGTCGCTTCTACACGCCCGGATAGTAATGCTAAGTCATGTCAGCCTCCTTTCTTCAACTTATAAACCATTTTTCCAAAAACTATCAGTAGTACCACTACTATAGTGGCAATAGCGAAACCTCCCGCTTCCTGCTTGAAGGACTGCCATCGGGTCAATTCCTTCTCCACCGGGTAAGGGACCTGAACACTGTCTGTCCTTTCGATATAGAGAGTGTCATGCTTGACTTTATCCACAAACAGATACTTATACCTGAATTGATAGACGGTATCCCCCTTGTCAAGTACATATACGCTGTCACGCATATATATGCTGTCACGCCGGTAAACGGTATTATACACGCTGTCTGTACGCACCGTCTCCACCGGGACATATCTTATGTTTCCGCACGATGAAAGCAATATGCTCCACAACATAGCGGACAAGCCGACGGCAAGCCAAAACAATAATCTCCAAAATTCCGGCCAATCCGATTTCTCAATGAACCTTTTCATAGCTATTCTGTTTAATGATAAACTGTTTGTATGTGCGACGGCTTTCCGCTGTGAAGTACATTGCCGTTTACAATAAGTTCCACCCGTTTTCCACATCAGACATTACAGCCGGAACACCGTTCTCTACCTGCGAAATAGCGGCTGCAAAAGCACACATCGTAGCCTTATCCTCAATATCCGGTATATAAGTGTTAGGCACCTGCATCTCACTGCATACACGATTGATATAACCGGAAGTATTATTCTCGCAAGGCGGTGCCCAACGATTAATGAAATCACTGATAGTTCTACAGTTGTGCAGTTTACGGTAGTTCTGCAAAAGCTTTATCAAGGCACGATAACCGTATGCCATTGACTTGAACTGCTTGAACGACTTGTCTTTACTCGGTGTTATCTCTCCGACCCATACGGTAGAACTGTTACGGATATTTCCTGGATTATTGTTTCTCAAACCTCTTGGTAAACTCATTTCTTTTCCTCCTTATCATTTTTATTGTTGGTAGCCTTCTTTATAAATTCGTTCGGCGGGTCACGGTCTATACATTTGAGCGAGTTGTTGCATTTTAGGAATTCCAATGCCTGATTTTTGAGTTTCAAAGAAGAATTTTCCTCAAGTAAACCGCGAATGCGCTCTCTGTCCTGAGCTTTTTCTTTGAACAGCGTTTCAATCTTTGACTCCAGCTCTATGACTTTCGCTTCCTTCTTCTCATAAAGTTCCTTCCACTCAGCAGCATAATGAGTTATACTGTCAGCTTCCGCATTCTTACTTTCGGCCTCTGCTTTTCGAGCCGCTGCATTTTCCTTTCTTTTTTTTGCGTCATAAAACATGAACACTCCGAGAATTGGAAGAAATATTGTAGCAACTATACTCCCTATCAGCCCTATTATTTCATTCAATTGTTCCATCTGAAATCGTTTTACTCAGTAACCAAAAAATTGTCTGTCAAAAACGACAAAAGCCCCCGAGCCGGATGCAAAAAACATCAGCTCAGAGGCTTTGATATATGTCGGATATTCCAAGTGCATAGTTACGGTGCCGTACATCTTCATACGGGTACTGCAAATATACTAATATTTCTGGAAAATCATTATCTTTATAACAAAAATGATTTACGCATACATTAGGGTAAGCACAGACAAGCAGACAGTAGAAAACCAGCGGTTCGAGATAGAGAATTATTGCAGGAAAAGGCAGATAGATGTAGACCAATACATCGAGGAAACGATAAGCGGGATGAAAGATGTGGACAAGAGAAAGCTCGGTATATTACTAAAGAAGATGAAGAAGGACGATACCCTTATAGCCTCGGAAATATCCAGACTGGGCAGACGGTTGCTGGAGGTTATGTCCATTCTCGACAACCTGATGAAAAAGAAAATTCGAGTAATCACCGTGAAGGAAGGCTTTGAACTTTGCGATAATCTACAGAGCCACGTCATAGCATTTGCATTCTCGTTGGCGAGTGAAATAGAACGCAGCCTTATCTCACAGCGAACGAAGGAAGCGTTGGCAAGGAAAAAATCGCTTGGAATGAAACTCGGAAGAAAAACCGGAGGGACAAACTCCCGGCACAAGCTCGACAAACACAAAGAACTTATACGTACTATGGTCGAATACGGATACAGCAAAGCAGCCATCTGCCGGAAAGTCAAGTGCCAGTACAGCACCCTTGACAAGCATCTCGAAAGAGAAGGACTGATAGTGAGGAACTATACTCCACGCCCACGGAAACCTAAAGACATTACCACAGAAAAAAGAATCGTTCCCCAGAGAAGAAAGAAGCGAAAAGTCATCATCAAGAAAAGAATCCCCACCGACCGCGCGCCACACGTTGAATACCAAGCAGCCGCTTACCAATATCGCCACCAATTGATGGAGGCAGACACACTTCGAGAAAAAGGAATTGTTGTTGATGTAGACAAGCCTGCCATACTTGAGGAGAACAAGGAGAAGCTCAAGTCTATTCGACACCATCATCATTTGCTTTTCCCCCACGAAAAAGAAATCATAAAATTGCTAAAGCAAGGGAAAAGCAAGGTCTTTATCTCCCGATATTTTAATTGTAATATAAAAACACTGGATGCACACTTGAAGAGAATGGGGGTGGAAGTGGTGTATAGGTGATGCCCCTTAAATGTACAGAAGTATGGCAGAACAAGATATTAA